CGGTGACGACGTTCTTGGTAGCAAGTTATGCCAGGTTAAACCTAGGCATGGATGCAGCACAAGCTATGAAATACGCTATGCGAACAGGGGTAGTTGTGAAACGGGCCGAGGACGCTTGGAAGACAATCTCTGATGAGACTAAGAATGCAATTGTGGTGAAGTCTGGGATTGTGTTACTGGGTAATGTCTGGAGTAATGTCACTTTGCTTGCCATGCATGATATCTCTTTAGCTGATATTGCTAAGCACCATAAGGCAGCATTTACAGCAGCTCGTGAGTATCAAGAGGTGAGTGAGGAGCTGTTTAAAGCTCAGACTCAATTAAACACTGGGTATAACGTCGCAAATAGAAAAGCATTAGAGCAAAGGATCTTAGTCTTAAAAGATAAGATAGCCCGTAACCCTGTGACAGAGCTTATGGATGTAGGTTTGATGCCTACCATTGTGCAAGACATTAGCTTTAAGGATGACACCTACGCGTATGACTCTAACTTTGTAAAGAACATTAAGGCCAATGTTGCTGCGATTAACCCGACAGTCTTAAATATTGGCAAGCAACTCTACATGACTAAAGATACGCCGCACTACAAGATGTTGGCAGACTTGACTCAGATGAGTGACTTTGTAGCGCGATACACTTTGTATCAACACTTAACCACACAGGCTCAACAACCGTTAAGTAAACGGGAAGCCGCAAGGGTAGCATCAGAGACTTTTGTAAACTACGACATTCCGCTGCCTAAAGGGATTCAGTATCTGGATGACATCGGGATCTTGCCCTTTACCAAGTACTTTCTATCGATGCAAAGGGTGTTGGTAAATCTGGTTCGAGAGCATCCGGTAAAGGTTCTCATGACCATAATGGCAAATAACTATTTAAACCTTATGCCCACTGTTATGGATAGTTCTGCTTTTAGTCGATTTGGGAACAATCCATTTAGATCAGGTCCAATGCGCTTTATTGGTGCGGTAGAGCATATCCTACCTATCAAGTATGCAATGGGATTATTCAGGTAACTAGGAACAAGAAAGCCTCTCACTGAGGGGCTTTCCTTTTACCAGTCTTACTTCTTTTGCGATTCCATATAGCCACGGATAATGAGGTAGACAATACCTCCTGCCAAGGCGATGCTTAGGATAATACGCAAGAAAAAGCCAACCACGATGATGAGTGTAATAAAGATCACTCCCACCGTAACCGCTATGATGGCGAGTACAACAGCACTCGCTCCTTTAAGGGAGTCCATCATACGGGCCTAATTAACTACCAAACAAACTGGTAGGTTTTGACGGAGGTTCTACTACTACATCTGGTAGGCTCTCCGCCGAGACTGCACTGTTAAAAGTATCCTGAGCAGGACCAATAATTCCGACCACGGTACCAAGAGTACTAACTTGTACCTCTTCACTAGTGAAAACAGGAAAATCATCTGCATCATCACTGATGCACAGATCAGCACTAGCTCCATTATTATCTCTCCTTCCTGAAGTGAACACGATTTCGACTGTGCGTCCTTGCAGGCTTATGCCCTGCTTGGTCACATAGTCTTTGAGGGCTATATTAATTTCAGTTTGGTTTAATTGAATTTGCATAGTTTATGGATTTAAGATTTATAGAAAGGGCATCATTTGTTTAAACTGATTGCTGGCAAGCCCAGCATAGATCGCCGCAGTCGCATCAGCCATATGCTCTGCTTTAGATTCTGTGACGAGCACCTTTCCATGTTGAATATACGTAGGCCAGTCGGCTTCAGGATGTTGATTCATTGCCCACTGAATCATTTCCTGTTTAGTTGCCGTTTTCCTGCCTACACCCGCCAGCTTCACTTCTGTGGGGCTGACTTCAAAAAAGGGAATCCCTGAAGCACGTAATGCGCCAAGGATACCTACGCAGATACCGTAAGAGGCCATTGCTCGAGCACTTTGGCTTCCTACTGGTACTTCTACGAATATTGCTTGAGCGCCTTGTGCGGCAGCTAGTGCACCAGCACATAGTTGCTTGGCAGCTTCCAAGTCAACACTGTTCTGGCGTACCTGTTTGCCTTTAGGGAGCTCTGGGTTAATGACAGCTACACTTTGGAGAGTGAGCAAGCCATGCCCATTCAAAGATAGAAGGCCTTTTACAACTCCCCAATTACGAAGACTTGGATCGAAACCGACTACTTGAATGGATTCACGCATCGGGAAAACCCGTTTTAGTAATTACCTCATCATCTATCTCAGCCACGAATGGGAGGACCCCCAGAATGGCGAGTCCTGTGGTGATTCCGATTAGGAATCCCGTACGGACAGCACCAGTTAGTACCACTGGCTGAGCTAGATCTTCGATGATGACTTCAGCGTCCTCAGGAATATCCATGAGCTTATTCATCTGTGCTACACGATTACCATGCCAAGCTGAGAGCATGGCGACGAACTGATCAAGATTCGTTACGCTGACTGTCTCAGACTGAGCAAGTTTGGTTTCTGGTATAGATTGAGTCATGGGATTACCTTCTTTAAGTGAGGATGACTTCCTAGGCTGCAAAGAGGCTTTGTGAAGGCTTCTTAGCAATTGGAGTGCCTACACCTTTAGGTGCTCCTGCAACACCCTGTCCTGAGCCAGGTTGAGCACCTTTGGCACGTTCACGGGTTTTACCAGTCCACTTAGCGTCCCAAGTGTTAGCAAATACAGCGTCCACAGATTTGTTACGGATCTCGGCTACTGTCATGCGATCTGACGCACGAAAGAACTTATCGATCTCATTCTCATCACGCGTTTCACCTGTTGCTTCGTACACGCCTGTTTGATCATTCTTACGGGTCTTGTCTACATTCTGTTTAATCAGACCTGTGACAATCTCTTGACCCAAAAGCTCCATCAAAACTTCGACTTTAGTAGGCACTTCAGCTTTAGCATCGTAGGAGTACACATTGACCACTTTGGTTTCTGTGTCCATCGCTGAGACTTCTTTACCAACGGTTAAGAGACACAGGCTATTTGCCAGGTTAAAGCCGGGTAGATAGTTCTTGACACCATCTTTCTCGTAGTAGTTCTTGCCACCCTTTGCGGTGCCTGAGCTCATCCACAGAGTTTGACGAACTTCTTTGTTGTTCTGATCTTTCAGACTCAACACTAAGCCCATCGCACCACCCGCTGACTTATTAAGATAAGCCATGGCTACGGTATGGGTATAAAGACCCGATTCAGCTGGGCCACCATTGCCGCCAACAGAGTCTTTTTCACCGTCAATTGAGTCATCAGAGGTAAGGTTTGCGAGCATATTCATATTTGTAATTCCTTGAATTAATTTTTAAGTTTTTGATACAGTTTTGTTTTGGGTATGACTTACGCGTAATAAGCGTGTAAGTGGTTTAAGGCTAATTGCATGTTGTTGTCCATGTAGGTCTCTTTAGTATTAAAGAGTCCTAGCGGGCCACGTAGCCTTTCGTTGACAGTTTCCTTGGTGAGCTTGCACTGGAAAACATACTTAAATCCAAGTGCTTGCTCTTCTGGGGTAATCGTCAACATACTCGAGGAGTAATCCTTGAGCACTTTGAGAGGCACTTTCTTAGAAGCAATGACGACTGAGAAGTAACTCTCAATGCCGTTGTTCTTTAAAGAACTCTTTACTGGTACTTTAGTTTCCATCACCATCTCGCCTTCATTGAAGGTGTCAGCGGTGTGGGCTGTAAAGATTACGTTCTTTGTAGACTTGGCTACGTACTGTTGCATCAAATTTTTGAAGTATTGGGAAAACTGCCCCCAAGCCTGCATCGTATTTGCTGAACCGTTCACGTAAACCGACTCGTACATATCCATGAGAAAAGTCAAACTATCGACAATGATGGTGTGGATCTCTGGCTTTGACTCGGCTGATTCAAAGGCCTCATAGACTTGTAATGGATCGGTGATGACGTACTCTTTGAACTTGGATCGGAAGGGGAGCTTCTTACCAGATTCGCAGTTGAGATACATGACTCCTTCTGGATCGGCTAAATCCATGAAAGAGGCTGACTTGCCTGTAGCGGATTTCCCGCACAGTAAAACTAGGTGGTCATTAAACTGGGTTGACACTAAGGGTCTCCTTTTAAAAGTGTTTGTATGCCACGCACCTAGCGCTTGGAAAGCGCCTTGCCTGCTGTGACCATTATGGTTCCCATAATTTCTGCTTCATCTAACTTGTCAGGAATTTTGTCGTTAAGTGAGATCACTCGACTTCGAATACCTTCAAAGTCAAAGCCTGCATCCACTAAGATCAAGGCATAGCGCAGCAACATATTGTTGCGATTACCATCACCGATGTTGTTGATGACCCAACGCTCCAAGTTATCCATGGATTGTTGAGAATTGTGAAGCTCTTTACGGGCTTCGTTCTTAGAAGTTTTAGGAATAAATGGTAAGACATCTAACACTTCACCTTCGTTGTATTCGTAGGCTCCGTTATGCGCGAGCCACTTGCGTGAACGTTGATTGGTGGCAGTGTCTACATCGAAAGGCAACCATTCATAAATATTATTCATAAACTCTTTATAGTCCTTAGCATCAAGGGCTAGTTCAAAGTTGATTGGCATAATGATTCGGAAGCGATTGTCTTGGTCAGTGTGGCGCTTAGTGGTGTGGATTAAGAACTTGTAATCCTTGAGAAGCAACTTAGCGGTACTCATATTGACGCTACCTTCAACGTCTAAGACTACTAAGTTAAATCCTGGGATTGCGTTCTCTTCATTTCTGTAGCCACCTGTGAGGTGGTGCGAGACCCAATGCAAGCCTTGGTTCTGAGTAAGTAGGTGTAACTTATCGAAAGGTGCATACTCTGAACAGTAGCCAGTTGTGATGTCATTGGAATAACCCACAACCATTTTTTCGATATTTGTTTCTTTAAGAGTTTCACCCCGGAAAAACTCAATTCCGTCAGAGATTGTTTTTTTAATAATGATGTTGTTCTTATATCCATAAGCAATAGCTAAGGTCATCATGTCAGACTTAGATGAAGCGGGGCCTCGGTAAAAAGGTAAGTCTTCAACTAGGTCAGCTTGGGTAGCATCGCATTTAATACTTGCGACATACTTAGCTAACTTCACATGATTGCGGTCTCGGGTAAGGAGTAAATTGAAAGCCTCACCAGATTCTTCAGCTAATTTAATGGCTTGGTAGATATGGTCTTGAGTGACTTCGGGAGACTGATCTACAAAAGCATACGCACCAGCCAGTTTAAGAACTTTGAAGTAACGGTGAGAAACTTCTTTAGCGCGGGAGTCTTGGTGTTCTCCGAACTCTGCAGCCTCACGTTCACACTTCTGACGGTACTCAATAAGCAAGATGCTTGTGTCTTTTGAGATACTCAAACGACGATGCATATTGATTGGATCAGCTAAGTTTTCAAATAACTCAGCAGTTTGCTCAACCATGACTTCATTGGTTTGGTTAGTTTGACGGTCATAGATTTCTTCAGGAGTGAGTAGATCTTTAGCGTTAATCCGTTTGGAATAACCAAAGAAGCATCGTCTAGCGTAACCCGTGTCAAGCATCGAGTAGAAAGCTTCCTCAGTCTTTGCACCATCAAGTAAAGTGCTAGGCACACCAAAGAGAAGCATATTGGTAGGCGTACGATCTGAAATTTCT